GGTGTGGAGCCACCCGGTAGGCTTGATGCAGGAAAGCCGCAATCGTCACAGGGTCGTCTGCCATGCCTGCCGCCATTAGGAAAACCTCATACCTCTCCGTGTCGCCTGCGTCAGGGTGAGAGAGGAATTGTTTCGCAACTTCCAACGCTTCACCCTGGCGCGTTGGGTGTTGGCTTAGTTCGGTGAAAATGTAAAAGAGGTGTCCTGCCGTTTTATTGTCGAGGCTCTCAAGGATGCGAAGGTTTCTCGGACCTGCTGGCGTCCGATTTGATAACGGACGGTGCAGCCATTTGATTTCCTCCGTGGGTGCAAATGGGTACTCTTTGTCTCCAGTCGCCGCCATGCATTCGTGAATCGGGCCGTGCCAGTGGAAATCCCCCTGCCTGACTGCACGTTCCCTCATGTTGCGGTCAATACGTTGATCCGGGACAACATACGGGCATTGCACCATTGCAACGTCTGGTTTTAGTGATGCGAGGAATGGCCGCAGTTTATCCAGATTCTCGGTCAGGTCATCCATGTCTGCCCAGACGATCCAGTCGCCCGTGGCGAGCTTCCACGCCGCATTGCGAGCCGCTCCAAAATCGTCAACGTGGTCCCACTCAGGATGGGCGACGTTGAAATATTCGCCAGTCACGCACCCGCGATTGCGGGCGATTGTGAGAGTGAAGTCATGCTGCTGGTTGCCGATTGCTCGGACGATAACGACTTCATCGAAATACGGTTGGAAGTGATCCAGAAATCGGGGCAAAAGTTCCTCACAATTTCCAGCGATACACGCGAGAGATATTTTCATTTTAAATTGGTTATCCTTGGCCGTGTGTCAAAAAGCAAAAAGCCCTGCAACCAGACGTTGCAGGGCTTTTGATACTGTTCTCCGTTAAGAGCGTTAATCGTTCCGCAAGATCAAACCGCCACCAAGGCTAAGTCCGACAGCGGAGCCGAATACGCACTCCATCGCGGCGTAGAGTTTACCAGTGGCGGGCTCGAAATATTCACGGTAGCCCATCGACAAACCGCTTTCGTCGTCGGTGGCGATTTGGAACATCGAATAAGCTTCTGGGCGCTGTGGCTGCAATGCGCGGATGGCAATTGCGAGAGCGTCAGGGTGAACAATCATACCCGCCAGCGAGATGCTGTTTGATGGCAGGATGTTGCTTTCGTAAACGGACATTCCAAGGAGGCGAGGAATCCGGGCCTCCCTCACACCTTCGCTGCCGCCATACTGGAAAGCCTGCGAGATGTTAGCATCATCAAGAAGGGTTTGGTGAAGGGTAGGATTGACGATCAGGCTCAGGCTGTCCGTGGGGACATTCCGGCCAACCATGACGGCGCGGCCACCATTCACTTTGGTTCGTCCGATGCTGGCAATGGATGCACTAGCAATTGCGAGGCCGAAATTCAGTGTCGTGAAATTAGCCCAAACGGTTTCGAGAACGTGGCGGCCCAGCGCTTTACCCATCTGACGATAGAAATTCGTCATAACGGCTGGCCCCTGGTTTGCCGACTGGATGTCGGTGATGTCAACGGTCACATACTTGTGCTGGTCGAGGTTAACGGTGATCGTATTGATCGTGCCGCCACCTGCCTCGTACGGCCGTGAGCTGTTGTTAGCGTAAGCGAATGTGGTCGCAGTAAGGACATCGACGCGAGGGACAATGACGGCAGATCCTCTTTGCGCCGTAACACCACTAAAAGAGTGGCTGAATGCGCTGAGAGGAGCGAGTGATGCTGTGAAGGCCGTGAGAGCCTCCTGGATGAAAATGTCCTGTGTGTAGTTGATTGTAGCCATAGTATTAGTTTAAGGTTTTTGTCAAAATTACTGGTTCCAATTTACTTGATGAATTTGCGAAGCTCCGCGCTGTGTTTGCGGAAAAAAGCGGTTTTCTCGGCAGGGTCAGCGATTGCCGAGAACTGCTCGACAAGGGATGGAGCGGCGTCGTTGTGTGCGCCGATTGCTGGTTCGATCCTTGCAGCGGAAAGGCCGAGTGAGGATTCAAGCCGCGCAATGTTCTCGCGTTCTGCGGAAAGCTCTGCGGTGATGAGGCTGATTTTAGACTCAAGCGCGGCTGCACGGGCCTCTGCTTTTTCAGCGCGAGCGGTGATGTCGCTGAATTTAGCAAGGATCGCATCAGATGCACGGGCCTGCGGCTCGTCCTTGGTTTCGACTTCGACAGGTGCAGCAACCTCTTCGACAGCGGGAGCGGCTTCAACAGCAGGAGCCTCCTCAACAACGGGAGCGGCTTCGGGTGCGGGTTCGATGATTTCCTCGACAGTGTTTTCGGATTCGTTAGTCATATTTTTCTTGAGCGAGTCAAATCGTGCCTTCATTTTTTCGGGCGTAAGCATCGCCATCGCAGGCGGATTGTCGGTGATGCCATCAGCGAAACCGAGAGCGACAGCCTCTAGTGCGTCCATCCATGTTTCTGCCGCGAGCATCTTCTCGATTTCCTCGCGGGCCATGCCTGTTTTTTTCTCGTAAACTGAAACAAGCGACTTCTCAAATTTCTCTAAAAGATCCGCGTCTTTGCGAAGGTCAGAAGCGTCACCCATACTGATCGTAGAGGCTCTATGCACCATGAGCATCGCGCCGTCTGCCATGTAGCAACGGTCAGCAGCGCACGCGATAACGGAAGCCATACTTGCCGCTAGTCCATCAACCCACGCCGTAAATCCTGCCTTGTGCCGGCTAAGTGCGGCGATTATAGCCTGGCCGTCGATTATACTTCCGCCGGGAGAGTTGATTCGGAGGTTGAGGTGTCGTCCCTCAAGGTCGCGGAGTCCTTTGATGAATTCCTTGGCAGAAACGCCCCACCCGCCAATCTCGTCATAGATCTCAACGTCCGCGCTGTCAGCGGTTTTATTAGCGATAGCGAACCATGTTTTGCCTGAGGACATATCTTCGAGGAGGTGTCAAAGGTCATTCTTCGTCATCCTCTGGCTCTGGCGCGTCTTCTGGTTCATCTCCTGCGTCGTCGCCCTCCTCCATTTCAGCCTCCACAACAGGAGCAGACCCCGGTGCTGGTGGGAATACCTCCTGATAGGTAAGTGCAACCCCTTCCTCTGCGGCAATCTCCTCAACACGCCGTTTGCGCTTTGCCATACCGCGAATGATGTCATCAGTCTGCTCGTCCACATCCTGGCCGATTTGGTTGTAATAGTTTCTCGGTGAGAGCAGGCCAGCGCGGACAAGCTCCAGCAGTGCGCGGGAGTCGCGGCCAAAGTCCACGGAAACTTTCTGCGGAGGCACAAATGACACGCGATGCCAGTCGTCGCCGGGGTAGGGAAGCTGCCCGGTCTTGATGAAATTCCATACCGAATAACGCCAAAAGCGAACACAGAATTGCTGCTCAACAATAAGCCGCACGCTTCCGAAAAACACATCAGCATCTTGTAACGCCGCACGGCTGGCGGTTCCGCCAAGGCCCGTCATGCTCCAAATGATCTCAGGCGATACGCCGACACTGTAAGCAATCTCTCGGATCAGGAACTCGACATAAGTGCCAAGGTTCACGTTGGGCCTGTCGAAAGTGTGCGCCGAAACCTTCTCGCCCGGCTTAGTCTGGATCGTGCCGACACCTTGCCACACTTTATCCATTTGGGTTGTGGTCCCGTCGCCGTTGTCCACCCTGCGAAGGTTCCCGCCAAGGCCGATGTTGCCAGCGTCGGGAGTCTCGACTACCAAGCCGATCTTGGTGTTTAGCTTTGCGGAGGCTAATTCATTGTCCAGAGCCTCGCGGATGTCTTGCAGCCTTGAAACCGCAGAGGCCAGCCATGACATCCCGCGGAGGTAGCCCAGCCGATGCAGCCGCCTAATGTGAATGATGTCCTCTGCGGGAACATCCGTGAAAATCTTTGAGTTCTCAGGATCTGGCATCACGCGATAGCTGATTGGCCGATTCTCGGAGTTTACCCGCACACCGTCGTAAAGATCGGCTTCACTCTTGTTCGCACTCCCGATATGCTCGCCGCCAAAAAACCGCATCATTGGACTACCGGCATCGCTTTTAGTGAGTTGCGCGAACACATCGCCGTCAACCATCATGCTTTCCACCAGCGCGGTCTGTGCGGAGTAGAAATTCAACTGTCCTGCGCGGTCAAACGCCCACGGCACGTTAGCATAACGGTCTTCAAAAAGTTGTTCAGCGGCTTTGTTAAACGCTGAGTCCGATGATTGCGCCTGCGGGACTAGCCCGTTGCCAACAGCAAACCGAGCAACGCCGCGAACGATGCGCGAGGCGGGTCCGCTATTGTTCACGCACCAACGAGCATCTTTCATGATTTTCATGCGGTCCCATGCGCTCGCCTCTTTTTTCGCGTCAACGCTGGCCATCTAAATGGCCGGACGATCATAG